GTCAAAGGTTTATTATATTGTCTTGATAATATGATTACCTTTGGTGTGGCTGATATTCCTACAAGTCAAAACGACGGCCCTGGTCTTTCTGCTGAGGATTTCTATATCCTCGCAGACCAGCTTCGTAATCGTGAATTAACAGGTCATGCTGCTCGAGACGCAATCGTCGTCGCAAGAGAAGCAGCAACAAACGAACAATGGAATGATTGGTACCGTAGAATCTTAATTAAAGACCTACGTTGCGGAGTATCTCTCAAGACAGTTAATAACGTTAAGAAAGGAACCATTCCTGTATTCACTTGTATGCTTGCCCACAGTGGTGACAACAATCCTAAAAAGATTACAGGAGACTGCATTGTAGAATATAAGTATGACGGTGTAAGAGCAATCATAATCGTTCAAAACGGTAATGCAGTCATCTATTCTAGAAATGGTAAACTACTTACCAACTTCCCACATATCGAAAAAGCGTTTAGTAAAAAGATCTTCGACGACTTAGTCTTTGATGGTGAAGTTATGTCTAAAGATTTCCAATCATTAATGAAACAAGTTCATCGTAAAGAAGGAGCTCAGACCGAAGATGCATACTTTGCATTGTTTGACTTTTTACCTATTGACGAATTCCAAACAGGTAGTGGTACATTACCTCTAATTAAAAGAAAAAAATTATTAAAAGGATTTGAAAGTTCTGAGTACTTTGATGATTGTGTTGTTGTTACGAAATACGATGTTCTTAATATCGAAGATGATGCTGATAAGTTCAAAGGAATTAATAATATAGCAATAGAAGAAGGGTATGAAGGTATCATGGTCAAACCTATCAACGGTCTTTATGAATGTAAACGATCTTACGGTTGGCTAAAAATGAAACCTTACATTGAAGTTACATTAAAGGTTATTGGCATTGAAGAAGGAACCGGAAAAAATGAAGGAAGCACAGGAGCTCTCGTCTGTGAAGGTACCGACGAAGGTAAACATATCAAAGTTAATGTTGGGACAGGTCTTAGCGATGCTAACCGGGATGATATTTGGAATAGTGTTGACACTGTCATTGGTCAGTTAGTTGAAATAAGAGCTGATGCAATTACAATCGCTCAAGATCAGGAAGCCTACAGTTTAAGATTCCCGCGATTTAAATGTTTTAGAGGTTTTGCACCAGGAGAGAAACTATGACACAATATACTAAAATGGTTGAAGATTTTGCCATAATGGAAGAAGCGGAGAAATGGGCTAAAGGAGTTCAGGCAATTCATGGTCATTCACTATCATCAATGTGGTATGACACTCGCCCACAAGATACCGAAGGTGGTAAATCTGTAACTGATGTTGAATTAAACAATGGAACCATTAAAAGGTATCAAGGCGATAAGTTAATACATACGTTTGGTAATGAACTCAAAGGTGATGAATTGGCTCAGCATTACTTAATGATGAATTCCAAATGAGAACCTTTAATAAAATTGGGTTTTTAGCTCTAGTGTTAATGGTCGGAATGATTTTTGGTACGGCAAAGGTTCAAGGTACTGCGATTGATTATGATATGCATGGAGATTCATTTGAAATGACTCATGATACATATTGTATGGCATTAAACATTTACCACGAAAGTAGATCTGAGAATCTTGCTGGTAAATTTGCAGTTGCTGATGTAGTATTAAATCGTGTTAATGATCGTAGATACCCTGATGAGATATGTGGAGTAATATACGATGCAGAACTCAAACCTTCTTGGAAGGATCCTACTATAGAGGTACCTGTAAGGAATCGTTGTCAGTTCAGTTGGTACTGTGATGGCAAGTCAGATGAACCTACAGAAACAGATGCATGGAACGAATCTGTTTTAGTTGCTCATCAATCAATATACGAAGGTCGTATGAATGGATTAACGGAAGGTGCAACTCATTACCATACAGTTTATATTGAACCTTATTGGGCAAGTTCTTTAGATTTAATTGGACATATAGGTTCTCATATCTTTTACCGAGAAAACTAATAAATAATTCTATAATTTAAATTATGGAGTTAGGTATGAGAGTCGCTGGTGTTGACTACAGTTTAAGTAGTCCAGCAATTTGTGTTCATGAAGGTGAAGAATGGAGTTACGATAACTGTACTTTTTATTATTATGTAAAGCAAAAGAAATTGCTAATTGGAGAGAAAGGACAGTATCAAGCAACAATGTATCCAGATACTTGGTTCAACGATCAAGACAGATATGATATCATTGGTTCTTGGTCTCAAGCTAAATGTTTTGAGTGTGACTTTGTTGGAATTGAAGGATACGCATTTGGAGCGGTTGGTAGAGTATTTCAAATAGCAGAGAACTGTGGTTTACTTAAACATAAACTATGGGAGAAAGGAATTGCTTATGATGTATACGCACCAACAATGATTAAAAAGTTTGGTTGTGGAAAAGGTAACGCGAATAAGGAAATGATGATAGAAGCCTTCGAAGAAGAATGCGGAGTTGATGTTCGCGAGAAATGTGGTATAGTAAACAAATCGTGGAATCCTATTACTGATATCGTAGATGCCTACTATATTTGTAAATATGGTTTCACACAACTTACAGAGAAGAAAGATGATAGTAATATTTAATGGACCGCCAGCTTCAGGAAAGGACGAAGCAGCTAGTTTATATAAAGAAAAGTACGGATTTGGTAATCTGTCTTTTAAGTATCAATTATTCAAAGAAACGATTAAACACTTTGATGTTGATAAAAGATGGTTTATGGAAGGTTATAACGACAGGGCTCAAAAAGAAAAATCAGAGTTTGCCTTACAAGGTATGTCAAGACGTGAAGCAATGATTCATGTTTCTGAAGATATCATTAAGCCAAAGAAAGGTTTAGATTATTTTGGTAAGTCAGTTGCTGAAGAAATCTTTGAATATAAAAACTATGCGTTAGCAGATGGTGGATTTGTTGAAGAACTTGAACCTATTATTGAAAAGGTTGGAGCAGAGAATATTGTCATCGTTCAATTAACAAGAGAAGGTTGTGATTATTCATCTGATAGTAGAAAATATTTTAATGGTCGACTGACTAACGAATGGACAGTCGGATCCAAAACAGAAATAGACAAAGCGTACGTTCTCAAAGAAGAGATGAATATTAAAACGTATCGCGTACATAATAATGGTTCACTGCATAACTTACACGCTGCTTTAGACCAAATATATAATGAAATTAATGGAGAACTAAAATGAGTTGCATTTATAAAGGTGTTGTGATAGATTCAGAACTGTCTGCCAATTCAAAAGGCGGAAGTGAAATGATGAGACAACGATTGATTGATAACATGGACGCGGAAGTACTTGAAAAGGTTGCTATCCATTTATCGAGACCAAGAGAATTATATGATGATGTACCAAATATCTTTTGGTGTCATGATCTATCGGAAGATCCAGAAAATCAAATTTTAAAAGATGAAGGTTGGCAAAAGTTTGCTCACTTTGTCTTTGTGACGGCGTGGCAAAGAGATCAATATATTATGAGGTTCGGTATACCTTATGGTAAATGTTCTGTTATTCATAATGCTGTTGAAGTTAAGTATGACCCAGAGGAAAAAGATATGGAAACAATTCGTTTCGTATATCATACAACTCCTCACCGCGGTTTAGAACTACTTGTACCAATCTTTGCTTCGTTAGCAAAGGAATTCGATAATATCCATCTTGATGTCTATTCAGGATTTGAAATTTATGGTTGGAAAAATCGAGACGAAGCATATAAACCATTATATGAACAAATTGAGCAACATCCTAATATGACTTATCATGGTGTTAAATCAAATGATGAAGTATTAGCAGCATTAAAGAAATCTCATATTTTCCTATATCCTAATATATGGAAAGAGACATCTTGTATTGCGTTACTCGAAGCCATTAAATCTCAAATGATTTGTATTCATCCAAACTATGGAGCATTGCCAGAGACTGGTGCTAATGCAACCATTATGTATGATTGGAATGAAGATATGAATCATCACGCAAATTATGCGTTTTCAGTAGCAAAACAAATTCTAATTGCGATGAAGAACGATCCTAATTATTTTAATGGATTTACCTTCTCTGATAGATTTAATTTGGCAAGAAATAATATACAATCATTTACCACAATGTGGAACACTCTATTGAGGAATATTGGTGATGCATACCAAGTCGAAGGGTAAATTAATACCCTTTCCTAAGATACATTCTAATCCACCTATTAATGAGGTAAGTGTTGGCGAAAGGATTCGTGAATATAAGGAATCTTATTCAAGCGAACTTGCAGAAATTATTTGGGAAAACGTACTAGGTGAGATGGCAAGAGCAGGATGTGACTTTGAAGAAAACATGGAAGAATACTTTCCATCTATGATACTTATCTTTGAATCTATTCGTTCTTTACATCTACAAACAATGAACGAAGAACATCAGTTACAAGCGTATGCTGCAAACAATGTTATCGTGGATGCAGATGAAAATGAAAATGCTATATCTGGTGGATTAAAAAAGAATTTAGAAGAAACCATTGACATTGATGAAGATGTTTGATATAATATAATCTGTAAATTTAAATAATGGATAAATTATGATATTAGTTGACTATAACCAAGTTATGCTCGCGAGTCTTTTCGCAGGTATTGGTAATCACACAAACATGGAAGTTGATGAAAATCTGCTTCGTCACATGTTCCTCAATTCAATCAGATTCAATCGTAAAAAGTTTTCAAGAGAATACGGCGAAATTGTAATCTGCGCTGATAACACAAACGTATGGAGAAAGGATTACTATCCATACTATAAAGCAAATCGTAAAAAGAACAGAGATGATTCTGATCTTGATTGGAATGCTTTGTTTGATATCATTCACCAAATACGTAGAGAAATTGAAGAGTTCTTTCCTTACAAGGTAGTATATGTTGACCGCTGTGAAGCTGACGATATTATCGCAACACTCTGTATGGAACATGGTACTGAATTAAATAATGGTTCTGAAAAGATTCTGATTCTATCTGGTGACAAGGACTTTATTCAATTACAAAGATTCGCAAATGTTGACCAATACAATCCCGTTCTAAAGAAATGGGTAAGACATGCAAATCCTCAGCAATATATAACAGAACACGTTCTTCGTGGCGATACTGGTGACGGTGTACCAAACATATTAAGTCCTGATAATTGTCTTGCTATTGGTGAAAGACAAAAGCCAATGACTAAGAAGCGTATTGAGTTGTTTAGCAAAGATCCAGACGCAATGGATGAGGAAACAAAATTAAGGTTTAATCGTAATAAACAAATGATTGATCTTACAATGATACCTCAGGAGTTTGTTGATAATATTCTTGAGGCTTATAATAACCAAGAAGAGGTGGGAAGGTCTCACTTATTCAATTACTTCGTCAAACAAAAGTTGAAAAACTTGATTGGCGATTTACAGGATTTTTAATATGTTAAGAGTAGCAATCGCAGATATAATCAATACAGCTGCAAAAGAAAAAAGTGTAAAAGGAAAAGTCGAGCACTTACAAAAACACGACACTGTTCCATTAAGACAGGTTCTTCGTTTGATTTATGATGAAGATATCGAGTTCTTATTACCAGATACTCCACCACCATTCAAAGAGAACGAACTCGTTGACCTTGATACTATGTTATATAGAGAAGCAAGACGTTTACGAATATTCTTTAAAGGTGGCGGATACGACAACCTCAATAAGAATAGAAGAGAAGCATTGTTTATTCAGTTGCTTGAAGATTTGAATCCATCTGATTCAAGAATGCTTGCAGAGAATATGATTAGTCATACTCCTATTAAAGGAATAACTAAGAAAACATTAGAAGCAGCTTTTCCAACACTATTCACGGATCCACTTAACTTTAGATAATAAGGAAAATTGCTATGCCTCGGCAGCGCAAATCAACCATTCATTCTGACGATTGGTATGAACCGAAGATACAAGATCGGAAACAAAAGAAAAAGAAAAATCAGGCAAGAAAAGACCTTCAAAAGCAGAAATTGTCTGATAAAAGAACTTTTCTTTCATAAAACCATTGACATCCGGTCAATTGTTTGTTATAATATCTATATAAATTAATAATGAACAGGAATAATATGGACCACAGAGCAGAAAAGCTAATCCTTGTAGATTGCGATGGAGTACTCCTTGATTGGAAGTATGCATTCTATAAGTATATGAATGAAAACGGATATACCGTTATTGAAGAAGGTCAGTACGACGTAGCACAAACCTTTGGTATTACAAAGGAACAATCAAGACAACTTGTAAGACAGTTTAACGAATCTGCAAGAATAGGATTTTTACCTGGCTTAAGGGATGCCATTAAATATGTCAAGAAACTCCATAGTGAAGGTTATGTTTTTCATTGTATTACTAGTCTCAGTACTGATTACTATGCCGGTAAACTAAGAGAACAGAATCTCGAAAGATTGTTTGGTAAAGATGTATTTGAGAGAGTGGTATGTTTAGACTGTGGAGCTGATAAAGACGACGGTCTATTACCTTATAAAGATAGCGGATGTATTTGGGTTGAAGATAAACCTTCTAATGCTGAATGCGGACTCGATATGGGACTTAGATCTATTCTGATTGAACATGACTTTAACAAAGATTACGAAAATAATAATTTGGTAAAAGTTAAGAATTGGAAAGAAATCTACGAATCTATCGTATAAATACTATTATGGAATATAAGATTGGAAACTAATGCCTACATATACCTTTGAAGATAAAACAACTGGTGAGCAATTCGAGAAATTCATGTCGATGTCTGCGATAGACCAGTTCAAAAAAGACAACCCCCATTTAAAATCTATCATTCTTAGCGGACAACCCGTGATTGAGTCTGCGCGCCTTGGAAGGATGAAACCTGACCAAGGTTTTCGTGATATACTTACATCAATGAAAGAAAACAAATCATACACTGGAAACAAAATCAACGATTGGAAGTAATTTCAATTGCTTCTTACATCTGTTGATGCAAAGGAGAGTTTTATGTCAAGAGCACGTCGTATAACAGCAAAGGATAAAAAAATGTCGCGGAGGGAAAAGGAAGGTTCAAGAATGGATACTAAATTCAGTATGAATCAGATTAGTCCTTTAACCGATAACCAAGCTCATTTTTTCGATAGTTATAACGCAGGTTATAATATAGCTGCAATTGGTACAGCAGGAACAGGTAAAACAATGTGTGGTCTTTATCTAGGCTTATGTGATATACTAAGCAATGATAATTATCATCAAGTTATAATTGTTCGTTCTGCAGTCCAAACAAGAGAACAGGGTTTTATGCCTGGTACTCTGCAGCAAAAAGAAGCCGTTTATGCTTTACCTTATGCTGATATAGTAAATGATTTATTTGGCCGAGGAGACGCATGGAGTATCTTATCTCAAAAGTCTTCAGTCAAATTTATGACGTCATCGTTCGTTAGAGGTTTAACATTCGATAATTCTATTATTATTGTAGACGAATGCCAAAGTATGACTTATCACGAACTCGATAGTATTATTACTCGAGTCGGAGATTCGTCACGAATCATATTCTGTGGTGATACTGCTCAGGATGATCTTGCTGGAACTAGACACAAACATGACAACTCAGGACTTCAGGATTTCCTCAAAGTCCTATCTCGTATGAACCATTCCTTTAAGGTAGTTCAATTTGGAATTGAAGATATCGTAAGAAGTGGTTTAGTTAAAGAATACATTATAGCAAAGGAGAGAACAGAACTCAAGCCTCGTATGGTGGCTTAAACAGAGGGGGTGGTCGCAAGGCCACCCTTTCAACTTAACTTATTGGATTATATTATGAAATTATTTGAACACAACTCAGA